ACGGGCGGGCGCGGGACCGGGGTTACCGGCTCGTCGCCGGGGCGGATCGCGACCGGTTCGCCGAGATGGCGAGGGCCGGGGCGACGCGGCGGGAGCTCGCGGACGCGTTCGGGCTGACGGTGCGGCAGGCGGAGCGGATGCGGAGGTACGTGTTGTATCAATCATGAGGGGGTTGACGACCGCACACAATGTTTGCTAGCGGTTCAGAACAATTCACCGGTGCGCCCGGAGGCCGAGAGGTCCCGGGCGTTTCTCGTTGGAGCGCTCCCATTCCCTGGCAGCCGGCCTCGCCCTGCACCCACCCGGGCTGCGGGCGGCTCACGCACGAGCGGCGCTGCGCCGAGCACAGGCGCGAGGAGCGGAAGCGCTCGGATCGGGCGCGGGGGAGCGCGGCGGCCAGAGGGTACGGCCGCCGGTGGCGGGCGGCGCGGGCGGCGTTCCTCGCCCGGAACCCGCTCTGCGCTGCCTGCGAGGCGGACGGCCGGGCGACGGCGGCGACGGTCGTCGATCACATCCGGCCGCACCGTGGCGACCAGCGGCTGTTCTGGGACCGCGGGAACTGGCAGGCGCTCTGTAAGCGCTGCCACGACCGCAAGACCGCCGCGGCCGACGGCGCCTGGGGAAGGGGGGATCGAATCCCTGCAGCCCCGGCCGGGTAGACCGATGTGCCAACTTCGCGGGTGTGGCCGCGAAAATCGGGAAAGTTTTTTTGGTGTCCGCGATGCCGGAGACGGCATCGACGGAGCGATGGTGGCGATGCTGGCGAGGGCATCGACGGAGCGACGTCGGTGACGCTGGCGGTGCCGGTGGGGCCGTTGACGCCGCCGCCCACGTGGGGCCGACGCCCGCCCGGACCTGGGGCGGGCCAGGAGGAGTGATGCGAGGACGCAAGCCGAAGCCGGCCGAGCTCAAGGCCTTGCAGGGCAACCCCGGCAAGCGCGCCCAGCCCGCGCCGCCGGCTGAGCCCGACCCCGAGCCGCCGGCCCAGCCGCCCGAAACCGCCTCGACCGCGCCCAAGCACCTCTCGGACGCGGCCGCCCGCGTCTGGGCCACGCTCGCGCCGCACCTGACGCGCCTGAAGTTCCTCCGCGTCACCGACCAGGAGGCCTTCGCCCGGTACTGCGAGCACATCGCCCGCTACTGGCACCTGACCCGGGCGCTCGCCACCACCGGCGAGACCTACGAGACCGAGACCAAGCACGGCCGCATGCGCCGCATCAACCCCGAGTTCCTGGTTCGCGACCGGATCGAGCGCCAGCTCGAATCGCTCGAGGACCGGTTCGGCATGAGCCCCCGGGCCCGCCAGCAGATCCTCCAGCAGATGGCCGCCGCGACGCCGGCGCTGCCGTTCGGCGACCCGCCCGGGCGCGAGGCCGAGCACGCGCCCGAGCCGCCGTCGCCCTCGCCGGTTGGCGTCCTGAACTCCGGCACGACGAGTGTCCATTGATCGCCCACCCATCCCCCGCGGCGGCGAGAGGTTCGGCGCCTGGTTCGACGCGGCCGCCGCCGACGCGGCCTGCGCGTTCTTCCCGACCTACCTCCGCCACACCGAGGCCGAGTGGGCCGGCCGCCCGTTCGAGCTCCAGCGGTGGCAGCGCGACGACGTCATCCGGCCGCTCTTCGGCTGGAAACGGGCCGACGGCACGCGCCTCTACCGGCAGTGCTACCTCGAGGTCGGGCGTAAGAACGGCAAGACCGAGCTCGCGGCGGGCGTCGCGCTCCTCGCCCTTCTCGGCGACGGCGAGTATGGCGGCCAGGGCTACTCGGCCGCCGTCGACAAGGACCAGGCCAAGATCGTGTTCCACAAGGCGGGCGTCATGGTCGGGCTCTCCGAGCAGCTCGCCGAGCAGATCGAGGTGTTCAAGACCTCGCTCTACTGCGCCGAGCTCATGGCCTCGTTCAAGCCCCTCTCGTCGACGCCCGCGTCCAAACACGGTTTCAGCCCCTCGGTCGCCGTCGCCGACGAGGTCCACGAGTGGCCATCCGGTGAGCTCCAGGACGTCATCCACAAGGGCATGGCCGCCCGCCGCCAGCCGCTGGAGTTCTTCACCACCACCGCCGGCCAGCTCGGCCGGGGCTACGGCTGGGAGCTTCACCGCTACGCCCTCCAGGTCCGCGACGGCATCATCGAGGACCCGACCTTCCTGCCGGTCATCTACGCGGCCGACGAGGACGACGACTGGACCGACGAGAGGACCTGGGCCAAGGCCAACCCCAACCTCGGGGTCAGCATCAAGCTCGATTTCCTGCGCGCCGAGTTCGCCAAGGCCCGGCTCCTGCCGCGCCTCGAGAACGAGTTCAAGCGCTACCACCTCAACCTCTGGACCGAGCAGCAGACCCGCTGGCTCCCGCTCGAGGACTGGGACGCCTGCAGCGCGGACCCCGGCGATCCGGATCGCTGGCGGGCGCTCGAGGCCGAGCTCGCTGGCCGCGAGTGCTGGGGCGGCCTCGACCTGGCGTCCACCCGCGACATCACCGCGCTCGTGTGGCTGTTCCCGCCCGACGACCGCGACGACCCCGCCGCCCGCTGGCCCGTCCTGTGGCGGTTCTGGGTGCCGGCCGCCAACGTCCGGACCCGCTTCGAGCAGGACCGCGTGCCCTACGCCGACTGGGCCCGGGCCGGCGCGCTCAGCCTCACCGAGGGCAACGTGACCGACTATCGCGTGATCAAGGCCCAGGTCGCGGCCGACGCCGAGCGATTCCAGGTCCGCGAGCTCGCCATCGACCGGTGGAACGCGAGCCAGGTCGCGGTCGAGCTCGCCGACGAGGGTATCACCATCGCCATGTTCGGCCAGGGGTTCGCGTCGATGGGGGCGCCGACCAAGGAGCTCGAGCGCCTCGTCATGGGCCACCGGCTCGAGCACGGCAATCACCCCGTCGCCCGGTGGATGGCCGGCAACGCCTGCGTGGTCCAGGACCCGGCCGGCAACATCAAGCCGGCCAAGGACAAGTCGAGCGAGAAGATCGACGGGATCGTCGCCGCGATCATGGCGCTTGGCCGCGCGACCGTCGCCGAGGCCCCGGCCGCGCCCCTCGAGATCGGCGCCGACTACGAGGTCGTGGCGCTGTGATCCGCGAGCTCCTCCACCGCCTCCGCCCGCGGGCCGCCGCCGGCCACGAGCGCGACCCGGCCGACGACTTCTGGTACGGCTCGGTGTGGTCGGCCGCCGCCGCCGGGGTCGCGGTCACGCCCGAGACCGCCCTCCGCCTGCCGGTCGTGCTCGACTGCCTCCACGTCCTCGCCCAGCCGATCGCCTCGCTCCCGCTCAAGCTCTACCGGCGCCGGGCCGACGGCGGCAAGGCGCCGGTCGAGGGCCACGAGCTCGGCCTGGTGCTCGGCCGCCAGGCCAACGCCGAGCAGACGGCCTACGAGTTCCGCGGCCAGATGCAGTGGGACCTGGCGCTGCACGGCAACGCCTACGCGCGGATCGGCCCCGGCCGGCGGTACGCCGTCGGCAGCCTGACGCGCCTCGACCCGACACTGGTCTCGCCCCGGCGCCGGTCCGACGGCCGGCCGGTCTACGAGGTCCGCGACCCCCGCGCCGGCGTCATGCGCACGCTCGGCCCGGACGAGGTCTGGCACCTCCGCGGGCTCCCGCTCGACTCGGACGGCCTCGTCGCCGCCGCCCCGATCGAGACCGGCCGCGAGGCGATCGCCATGGCGCTCGCGCTCCAGGACTACGCCGCCCGGTTCTTCGCCAACGACGCCACCCCGAACGGCGTCGTCGAGATGGCCGGCCCCTTCAAGGACGCCGAGAGCAGGGACAACTGGATCCGGGCCTGGCAACGCGCCCACGCCGGGCGGAACCGCCACAAGATCGGCGTCCTCGAGCCCGGGATGACCTACAAGGAGGTCTCGATCGCCAACGACAAGGCGCAGTTCATCGAGACCGCCAAGGAAGCCGACCTCCGCGTCGCCCGGATCTGGCGTATCCCGCCGCACAAGGTCGGCATCCTCGACCGGGCGACGTTCTCCAACATCGAGCAGCAGGCGCTCGAGTTCGTGTCCGACACGCTCCTCCCCTGGCTCCGGCTGTGGGAGCAGGCGATTTCCCGCGACCTCATCGTCCGCGACCCGACACTGTTCGCCGAGTTCAACGTCGCCGGCCTCCTCCGCGGCGACCTGAAATCGCGCTACGAGGCCTACGCGGTCGGCCGGAACTGGGGCTGGCTCAGCGTCAACGACGTGCGGCGGCTCGAGAACATGAACCCGCTCGACGACGGCGACGGGTATCTCCGGCCCCTCAACATGGTCCCGGCCGACGCCCCCGCCGATGGCGACCCGTCCGCTTCCGCCGGCCGGCCGTTTGTCGCGCCGCCCGGCCCCCGGCCAACCCCGCCGGGCGCCGGGAATGGCAGGGCCGAGATCGTCGAGCCAACCGGAGAGAACGATGACGAACGAGCCCCGCGAGCCTCGCTCAACTGACGATGCCGGGCGGCCCGGCGCGACCCCCGCCCGGTACGCCCACGTCCTCGCCTGGGTCGCCGAGACGCCGTGGGCGGTGCTGCCCTCGGTCCTGGCGGTGATCAACGACCTGCTCGCCTACCGGGCGGCCGGGCACCGGCTCGACCGGTCCGAGGTCCTGGCCCGGATCGGCGCCGCGCCGCCGAGCCGGCCGGCCCGGGCCAGGGCGGGCGCGGTCGCGGTCCTCCCGCTGACCGGCCTGATCGCCCACCGGGCGTCGGCCTTCGAGGACGTGAGCGCCCCTCCCGGCACCTCGGTGCAGCGTTTCACGGTCCGGTTCCGCGAGGCCCTCGCCGACCCCGACGTCGCTGCGATCCTGATCGACGTCGACAGCCCCGGCGGTGCCGTCGACGGGGTGGCCGAGCTCGCGGCCGAGATCGCCGCCGCCCGCGGCCGGAAACCGATCGTCGCGGTCGCCAACACCCTCGCCGCCTCGGCGGCCTACTGGATCGCGACCCAGGCCGACGAGCTCGTGGTCTCGCCCTCGGCCGAGGTCGGCTCGATCGGCGTGTTCGCCGCCCACCAGGAGTTCTCGCGTATGGACGAGCGGATCGGCGTCACCACGACCCTGATCTCGGCCGGGAAGTTCAAGACCGAGGCCAACCCCTACGAGCCCCTGACCGACGAGGCCCGGGCCGCGATCCAGGCCCGGGTCGACGACTACTACCGCATGTTCGTCGACGCCGTCGCCAGGGGCCGGGGCGTGACCGCCGCCGCCGTCCGCTCGGGCTTCGGCGAGGGCCGCGTCGTCGGTGCCCGCGACGCGGTCGGGCTCGGCATGGCCGACCGGGTCGCCACCTTCGACGAGACGCTGGCCCGCCTCCGTGCCGGTCGCCGGCCACGCCGGCGCCGCGCCACCGCCCGTCACCGCTTCAGCTTCGCCTGACGGAGCACGAGAGAACACGCGGACCGCGCCCGGCCGGGGCCGCGGTCCACCACGCGTGCTGCCGGCCCCGGCGCCAACACAAG